TGCATATCCATTCTTTACAGCAGTGCCTCTTGCTGTGTATGATGTGTTTGTATAAAAGTTTGTTCTACTTCTTCGTTCAAGGTCTAGTGTAGTTTCAGGATATAGATTCAATTCTTTTGTTGTATTTGTACTTGTATCTCTATAATCGTTTTGAGGTTCAACTGCTACACCTGTTCTTGCAACAGCAGATGATACTAAAGTTTTGCCATCTAGTTGTGAGGCATTACTCATAAATTTAAATCCAACTCCTGTTCTTCTACTAAAGATAGTAGAGAATAATGTATTTAATCTCATATAGATCGGAGCGTCTGAAGTACCAGAGAATAATCCAGAAGATAAAGTAGCACCAACTGGTTGTTTAACACCACCTGATAATCTTGTTTGAATGTTCACCTCTCCAGTTACATAAAATCCACTTGGGTGAACTGCACGTTTAATAGAATCTCTCCACTTGTTAATTGATTCTGCAACTCTAACAACATAAGAATAATCTTGATAGTATAAACTATCTTGAATTTTTTTAGAACCTTCTGATAAATGTCCATCTTGATTTATATAAGCACCTGCAGTTGTAATTTGAGCACCAATAGTTGCCGTACCAGTTAGTGGATCAGTTTTTGCTACAATCGCTGTTTCACTACCAGAAAATGTAACTGTATCACCCTCAACTAACTCACTTGTTGTTGCTGTGTATTTTAAAAGAGGTGCCGTAAAGTCAACTACTGTTCCTGTTGCGCCTGATATATTTGATGTAAATGTTTCGTCAGCAGATATTGTTCCTGAAACTGTTTTAAGAACAGCATAGTGAGGAAATGCTAAAGTAGGTGCTGATGTATAATCTACACCGTGTTCAATAATACTTAATGAAGTTGCTCTACCAATATCATCACCATAAGGTATTACAGTTGCACCTTGAACATTTAAAACAGCAAAAGAAGATTCATTAGCAATTCTTCCACCTTGTTCTAATTCTATTCTACTAAAATCAGTTGTTGCAGAAGATGTGGTTGCTTCTAATCCAATAAATCTTGTACCATCAATTGTTGCAGTCGGTAAAGTTGTATATCCAGAACCACTTGCAATCATTCTTATATCTGTAATGTCACCTGTGCCTGAAGCATTTTGTTGAACAATTTTATTTCCAATAGTTCCTGTTGAAGCCACTAAATCTTCTAATACAATATGATCAGTTGCTTCCATACCATAAGGACGATCTTCTTCATGTTCTTGATTGACAACATATATTCTATTAGCAGAATCATCAATATATTCTTCTTGTAATATAGCACCAGATTCATTTTCTAACGCTGTTCTAACTTCAAGGTCTTGCATTGTTGTAGAAGTATCTAAAAACTTACCACCGTTACCATTATCAACAGCGTCTTCAAGTAATAAATCGCCTGACCCACCACCTGTAATTGTTCCTAATTCTAATTCAACATGAATATCTAAACTTCCTGTTTCAGGAGCAATACCACCGTTTACAACAGCAACTTTTGCTTCGGCAGTACCAGAACTAAATGTTAAAGTATCTCCTTCTTCATAATTAGATCCAACAGCATTTACAATAACTTCTGATACACCTGCACCCGATATGTCTTGTATCTGAACTCTGGCTCCAGCACCTGCGCCACCTGTTAAAGTTGCTTCATCACCGACTGTTAATGTATTACCATTGTTTGTAATTACAGCAGTTGATAATGCTTGTGATACAGTCACACCAATTGTTAAATCAGAATCAACATTACTTATTCCTGTTACTTCAGCGCCATTAACAAAAGTACCTGTTACTGTATCTGTATTCAGTATGATCTCAATTATTTCTGTACTACCCTCTTGAAATTTTAATATGTTTTCTACGATTGCAGTTGCTTCATTTATATTTGAATCTGAAGGATCATTTGCTTGTGTAATTGTTTGACCTGTTAAAAAGATAGGGTTATATACTGATTGTAATGCTGTTTGTGTACAACGAATAAATGTTTGAACATTCCAAGAACCATCTGATACTCTTAACATATCATCTGTTGGTGTATAAACTTCTGCTGTTTCGTTAAATAATATTTTAAAGAAAGCCTTGTGTGCTTTTGCAGTACCTTTTGCTCTGTATAAAGATTTAATGTTCTTAATTAATTTTCTCGTACTTACAGCGTCATCTGTATCTCTAGGAATTGTATTAAGAAATTCCTCTTTCATTTGATTTAAGAAATCACTAATCGTATGATCAGGATCAGAATAATTTAAAAGTTGTTGAATGTTCTCTACTGGATTTGCACGATACTTACCAACTTTAGCAGTTGCACCTGAAGTAGAACCTGTAACAGTTTCTCCTGTTATCCAACCGTTGTTTGCTGAAATAAATAATCTATCATTTGCGATTGTATCTTCTGCTAAAATAGTTGATGTAGCACCAGATGTTGAACCTGTGATTGTTTCACCTTTTGTAAATGATCCGCCAAAAGTATTTTCTTCATTTACAAGTTTATTATTTGTGTCTAAACCATATCTGTTTGTCTGATTAAGTAATACAAAACTGTCTGTTGTGCCTACTGTTTCTAAAAGTATTTGATCTATTGCTGTAAATGTATCTAAATTTAATTCAGCAGATTCCATGAATAGGAAATAAGATGTTAGAAATTCTGTAAATTTAGGGTGATCACTTAAAACAAATTCAGGAACTTGTTGTTTAATGAGTGTGGATAGTTTTTTTTTATTTGTTTTTTTCTTGTCCATTACCTAGCCCTAATAACTGCTGGTAGTTGTGTATGTTGTTCCTGCTTGTGAACTACCACTTTCGATTTCATCTATTGAACCTGATATAGTTGAGTTAGCAGTATCAATTTCTAAAACTTGATTTCTTACAGGAATAATATCATTTGAACTTGGTATTGTAGTGACTCTTATTTGAGTACTAGCTGCACCATCAACATTTGAAATACTTGTGATATTAGCAGAAGTTAAAATTATTTCACCAGTTGTATAATTAATTGTACCAAAAGTTGAATCCGTATATATTCTTGTCGTACCACTTAAATAATAAACTCTAATATTACCTGCACCATCATCATCTAAAAAATGTTCGTTAGTTGAACTATCATTATTAATTTTAAATCCTGTTGAAGAAACAATACCACCAGCACTTGAATTGTGACCAGAATGTGGATTGTAAAATGCATTATTAAATGATAGTGTATATTTTAAACCTGAACTTAAAGTTGGTGTAATGTATTTGTACATTTTAACTTTAGTAATGTTTGATAATATAGAACTATCAGCACCGTCTATTGTTTTTCCTACTGCTGAATATCTAAACATACCTGTAAAATTCTCCAATGTGTCTGTATTGTAAGTTGAAATAGCATTTATTACATTTGTTTCAAGTGTTGATACATCTTTAGTTGTTAAACTAGAATCGTATTTGAAAGTTGTAGTTAAAGTTATAAAAGTTGTTTCAGGATCAATAATCACAGGTGTTACCGAAGCAACAGCAAACGATTTAAGACTTTGTACTAAACTTGTTTTAGTAATTTCTGTTAGATTAGAACCTGATTTTGCTTTAATAGAAATATAAACTTTACCATAGTCAGGAGTGGCAGCGTCTTCACCGCCATAGACTTGAACTGATTGAGCATTAGCATATAAACTCTTAACAAGAACTTTGTAATCATCTGCTGTCACAGCACGATCTTGTGCTGTATAATCTCTTGGTGCATTATACTTAATTGATTTAATTGTTTCAGGAGAACTACCATTAGCAGCATTAAGTAATGTTGTAATTGTAACATTTGAAAATCCACCAACTGTTCCGTTTAGTGTAAATGAAGTTGCACCATTTGATTCATCTAAATTACAAGTAATGTAATCTAGTATAACAATGTTACCATCAGCGATTGCTTCGCCTAAAACACCGTCACCAAAGTAAACTTCAAATCTTCCGTTTTCAACTTCTTGTAAAAAATAAACTTTAGATGTAGAATCTAATGTTGTAATACCTGTTGCTAATTTATATGTGTTAGTTGTAGAATCAGAAGAAGATTCTTGAACTTTAACAGTTAATGTATTTGTATCTACATTATCATTTGGTATAATAAATCTTTGATCTTTGTCAGAAGTATTTGCTGTGTACTTGTAGTTTAAATATGTACCCTCGTAAATATCTAAATCAGAAAATTTATAAACACCATCTGATGGTGAAATACTTACATCAGCATTATTTACAAAAGAATAATTTGTTCCGTCAACAGTAGTTGAAAATTTTGTTCCTCTTGACATTGTGACTGAAGAACCTGTAGCATTATTTACTACAACATCAATTCTTGCTGCTGAAGATGTGGCACTTTTAGGAGTGTAACCAACTTGTTTTGCTAAAGATACAACACTTGATCTTTGATCAGCGCTGTCAAGATACATTTCATTTGCTAACATATTAGCATTGTATCCTAGATAATGTGTATTGTAGGCAAGAACATCTAATAAAACATTCATTCCAGAACCTTCAAAATCATAATCAGTAAACTCATCTTGTTGTGACAAAAAAGTTTTTAGATTATCTTTGATTCCGTCAAAGTCTAATTGTGATATTTCTAATTTAGTTGCCATATTATCTTAATCTTTCTAAAAATGATTCTACTATTACTGGTTCAGGATGATTGACTACATAAAAAGATATTGTGACTGCATAAGCATTTCTATCTATTTGTGGGTGAGAACTCACTTCTACTAATCTACATCTTGGTTCGTAATTTCTAATTAACAAGTCTATCTCTTTACTAATTGCATGATTCATTTGAGGACTAATTAACTCAAATAACATTGCTCTTAGGTTTGATCCAACTTGTGGTCGAAAAGGTTTTTCATAATGATTTGTGTTAATTAGATTTCGCACACTTCTCTTTACAGACTCAACATCTGTAATTTTTTGAATATCTTTTGTAGCAGTATTTTGTTGAAAATCTAAATTTAAATCTTTATAGATTCTTGCACTTCTACTACTTTGATTTGTTAGTGTACCTGCGTCATAACTTGCCATTTAATCTCTCCTATTACTATTTATAATGATATTATCAACCTGCAAATACATTACTTGATCCTGCAGCAACAGAAGTACAACCTGATATACCATCACCAACTCTACCACAACCTTTACCAT